CCATAGTGCAATCAAGATCATCTACGTCTACAGCAGCCCAACCACCCCACTTTTCTACATTTTTATTAGCACGGGTTGTGTCTTTAATGTAGGTAGCTGGTGATATTAGCTGTGCGGACTTCTTATCTTTTCTTTCTATTTTTGATAAGTCATAGAGAAGCTTTTCGAATTCGTTAAAATCCGAGCACTCCATTTTACGATGGGTTTTGTTATCCCAAATAGAATTAAATAGTGTGAGGGAGATATCCATGATTACCTTCGTGTGATGGAGCTTCCCAACCTTCTGGCTTCATAAGATCTGGTAAACCTAGGGGGTTAGGTCGACCAGGCTTAACACCAGGCTCTTTAGACATATTAGCAGCATGAACACGATTCCATGCTTCGTCTGCATCAATGCCAAACGCATCGAGTGTACCTATAGCCACAACACAAAGGTCGATAAGGCCATCTACAACTTCTTCATTGTCTGCTATATTATAAGCATTAGAGGTTTCGTCTAACTCCTCACGAAGAAATGCGATTCGAAAGCGTAAGAATTCAGCCAAAGCATCTTTGTCCTTAGCAGTAATCTTTTTAGCTACCCAATCATGTACACCAAACTTACGGTGCATATCGTTTATATCTTGTACCCATTTACTTGTCATTCATATACTCCTTAATAATATAACTATTATACCATAGATTCACAGAAATGTACACCTTATCCAAAGAAAGATTCAAGGGTGTTTACTTCTTCGTGGGTCCAGCCAATACATTCGAGTATAGGAATAATAGGATCCAAGAATGTCTTTTCAAATTGCTTGTTGTAGTCTATATACTGTGTGAGTTGTAGCTCTGGTGGGAAGTACATAGGAAAAGAGATAACGTTTTCTCTAAGAGTGTTTGGGGTCTTAAGATAGCAAAACTTAATCTTTTCTCCGTTCTTGATGAGTTCGTATTTTTTCTCCAAGCCCTTTTCTTTAACACACTTATTATATAGGAGACTACCGCGAACATGGATAGGGCATCCTTTAGTATAGACAGTAGTATTGCTCTTCCACTTAGTCATATCGTTAACCCCGCGAGGAAACGATACTTCTTCGGGAGGTAAGGTCAAGAAGTAGTCCTTGAAGTCTGCTATAGCTTTTTGAGTAGCAGGTTCAGAGCCAGTTACGATTACCTTAAATATGTCTTTTAGAGCTTTACGAACTTCTGCTGGGGTTGAAGACTTAATAGCTTCAATGCCCATAATCTTAAGTTTAGGCTCAGCGTATTGTACACCTTCATTATTATGTACGTTAAGGATGTAGCGTTTCTTAGCCTGCCAGATACCGATATCGGCTATAGCTTCACGATCCATAACCATACGGTTGTCATAGGCGTTTGTTATTTCAGCAAGGCTCCCATAGGATCGTTCGAATACTGGTTCGAAATGCTCAGAGCAGATCTTATCGAGAAATGTAACTGGGTCAATAGGGTCAAACTTGTCAACCAGTTTTCCAAAATTAACATAAACAGAATCAGTATCGATGGCAATAACATAATCAGCGTCCTCGGTTCCAAGTATTTTATTCATTTCAGCATTGACTGCCTTCTCCGCCCAGCGAATAGCTAGCTGACCGGTTAGGGTAATACCTTCTGCTACACGTAAATCGAAGTAGCGGAAGTAAGCATTACCGATAGCACCATAGAGCGAGTTAAGTAGAATCTTAATAGCCATCTGGCGATTTTCAAGCTGGTTGATCTCCCTCTCTAGCTTAATCGAAGGTTCTTTTTCATATGCCTGCTTAGCAGCGAGCATTTCAGTCTTGACCTCTTTACGCTCATTGTAGTAGTTAACAATAATGTTAGGAAGTACACCCTGTTTCTCTTTTGTATATGTAGATCCGTTTGCTGCAACAGAATGTTTCGAGTTAACCTTATCTGTCTTTTCCAAATAGTAATCTACGCCAGATTCTTGTACTTCGGACTGTAGAGTTTCGGGAGACATATTGTACTGTACAATTAGGTTAGGATATAGGGACGCAAGGTCAAAGGAAACCACCCAATCGTGTAATCCGATCTGCGGGGCTTTAACGTAACCGCCTGCAAACGATCGGGTTTGCTTAGGTTCCATAGGTGGCGGTACTACCTTACGACGCTTAAGCTCGCGGAATACAATCGAATCCCATATAGCAGTTGTTCCCATAGTGTCAGAGTAGTTTACCCCACCCTTATATGCTATAGTCATAGCCAAAGTAATTAGACCCATCTTTTCTTCAAAGCGATCGATAAGCTCTACGTCTTTGATGTTATAGTCAATAAACTTTTGGTGATCTTCTTTGTATAGAGTATAGAGCGAACCGTATTCTGAGTAGTCGACTTTACGTTCGCCAAGCACTACGTGAGCAATATGGTCTAGCTTATATGATTCTTGAGAACCGTACGAATAGCCAAACTTCTGAAATAAGTCAAGGTAATCCATTTGCTGAACGCCAGATATATCGTAGGTGTCCATCTGCTTACCTTTGATAGCAATCTGCTTATATTGGACTAATCCCCAAGGACTGAGTTGCTTAGCAGTATCTTCACCAAAGACCCGACCAATACGATTAACGATGTAAGGTATATCGAATAGTCTGGAGTTCCAACCTGTTACTACATCTGGGCAGTTTTCTTCGCGAGACCACCAATTAAGGTAGTTAGTTAGCAGTTCACGTTCTGAAGCACATTCTGTATAGTTAATCTTAATCTTATCACCGTGTTCTGATTCAGCGACAGAATATTTACCTAAGCCCCAGACGTGATAGATGTTGTCTATGTTATTCTTTACACAAATAGCATTAATTGGCTTTAAGGCATCTTCGGGATAAGGGAAGCCGTCGTCTGACTCTACCTCGATATCGATAGAGCAAACGTTTATGAAAGGGCGATTGAATACCAATTCATCGGGAAAGGTCTCAGTAATATATTGGTGAATATAGTTTTGTGTACCATATACCTTAAAGTCAGAAACGTCTTTATATCTGTCTGAGAACTCTTTAGCGTCACGCATAGAGTCAAAGATCATAGGAGCCACATCGCGACCGTCGATGGATTTCCAGCCAAGTTCTTTGTTTGATGGGATGTAAAGCGTAGGCTTAAACTTTACTTTTTTCTGGACACGACGTCCGGAGTCATTATAACCACGGTACAGGATAGAATTCCCGTACCGTGCAACTGAAGTGTAAAAACTCAAAGTGTATCTCCATTTCGATAATATAGTCTATTATACCACAGTTTCAAGCCAGAGTAAACCCCTTTATACTATAATACTCCTATCAGGGGTTACAATAGTTTGATTGATTGATCTGAACTGCTCTTCTAATCCTGGTACTGGGTTAGTTACAAAGCCAACCATAGTATCCTTAATAAAAGTAGTTTCATCACTAATCGTAGTGTATGGCATCATATTCATAATACCTACTCCATTTTCAGTTGGTACTAGCATGCCAGGCTTTTCCACTTCCCAGCCGCCTTCAACTTCTTTAGCGAATCCAATAACTTCTTCACCCGAAAATAATCGTATAACTTTCACGTCCATAATTTATTTCTCATTTAATTTTATTAAGTATTGTGCCTTTTCAACAACCCACGGATCTCTTAATGGTAAATCAAACCCGGACATCCCATCCCAATTCTCAAATGCATAATCGAATCTATCAGAATAAGCATTAGGATACTTCTTAAGTAAATCTACTAATTCAAAACACCAAGCGTCAAATTGATCATCATTTATAATGCTTGTATCTAGGTAGTAATACATAGACGAATGAATGAGTATGTTAAGCCGGCGTCTTTTAATAAGAGCGCCAATCTTTGTATCTGGATTAGGAAAGGAGTATCGGGTTCGATCTACAGCCATAATATTAGTCTTCAGTCAATAGTTCTTGAGCTAGTTCCTCTCGTTCGGGAGACACGTAATTAGCAATACTAATCTTACGTGGTTTTTTCTCTTCAGGAATTTCTCTAGCAAGATCTATTGTTAGAATTCCATTAAGATATCGTGCTTCTTTTACTTCTATATATTCAGCTAGATTAAAGCTTCTACGGAATTGCTTTGTGGATATACCCTTATGGATATATTCAGGCTGATTGTCCAAAGAGCTTACAGTCTTATCTGAAATAGAAGAAACTGTTAGAACACCTTCTGTTACCTCAATATCGATCTCGTCTAAGCTAAAGCCTGCTACGGCTAGCTCAATTGAGAAATTATCTTCACTCTTTCGAATTAGATTATGAGGTGGATAGGTGTCTTTGTAGTTGGCGGATCTTTCTAGCTGGTTGATAAGCCTTTCGAATCCAACGAACGATGGTCCCATAGTGGGAAAGTGCTGTAGTGTCATGTGAATGACCTCCTATTTTATAGCAAGGTTAGTACTGTAATGAGACCGGACCATTCCGCATCTCATTACTTATTTATACACGATATTTTATATATCGTGTAATTCTTTAAAGCCTAAAAGTTTTTTAGATGATATTATCTCAAAAAACGTTTTTGCTTCTGGACCGTTTAACTTGGAGTACTTGAATTGTACCTCAGAGAACAATGGCCTATAATGCAATGTTCGATCTTTAGGTACCAACATTAGTTGGCCGGTCGTAACCATATCTCCTTTTGATGGATCGCCAGTTCTAACAGGATTCATAAAAGTATCCTTATCTGGGGAAACCGATATAGCGTCTAGCATATCTAATGGCTTATCATTCCTTGAGACCGAATTACTAGAATATTTTAGTCTTATTTCAGATGACTTACGGGACTTCTTAAAGTAAGGATCTTCTGAATTTGAATCATATCCTAACTCAGGAATAAGTATACCGTGGTTAGTTCTTACAATTTGATCTTTTACTCTAAGGACTTTGTGTCTATATTCCCTAGGATTTTCTTTTGTAGCATCTTCTTTTTTTACTGTGTATCCGCCTTCAAGCAAATAGCATTCTTCTGCATTAAAAACGACAGTACAACCAGAAAGTTCCCGCTCTATTAAAAGATTAATAGCTTGCATAGGTTTTTTCAGAAGTAATGCATCTCTAATGGTTTTGCCATCTGGAGACATAAATCCAGGGTCGTTTCTCTTCCTCTGGTATGCATCTACTTTATCCCCTTCTTTTTCATCGCTTTTGACTGAAAGAGAAGCAGATAATATGCATAGACCAAATTCGTTTAGACCTTCAGTATACCTACTCTTTAAATCATCAATATAAAGGCGTTGGACGCCTGTCCTGTTAGATTGAATGATCTGAATAGAGGGAAGATAATTCCTATCTCTGTTCTTAGCACCAACGAAACCGACACCATCAAAATACTTAACAGCGACGACACACATAGGATTTCCTTTTTAGCTATTACCGATGTTATATTTGGGGCAAAGCTCCCAGTTGTTTTTCTCTGAATGAGAGATAACTTTAATCTGGCGCAAAGGTGCTACAGGTAAACTAGCAGAGTTTACTATGCATATTAATCCCCAGTCAGATAACAGCGTAGCAATAGTATTTCGACGCTCTACGTCATTTACTGTAAGGTTAGATGGCTTAGAGTCAAGAAGAAATAGTTCCTTAAAGTGCGTAATAAAATATCTGCCTTGCTTATGTAGTATATGGCAAGATTGATACAATTTGCGATCTTTACGTGAGGCAACACCAATTCGGGTTAGGGTCTCGCGTACCTTTAAGAAATCGTCTGGTTCATTTAGTGTTACTTCGAGCATCGATGCTGGTGTCCAGTCCTCTACTACTTCACTAATATTGTTATTATTTTCCACCTTTGTATAACCTCTGCTTCAATTCATTAATTTGCGCGGCAGACAGTAGAGAAAGAACCTGGCGGGCTTTTTCATTGCTATAGCCATAATATTCTTTAACTACATCTACTGAGTCCGGGTCGGACTTCTTCAACCACTTCGAAAACCTTTTTCTTGGTCTGATACTATTTATAAGAAAATGATATTGAAGCTTATTATCAAGGTGGTGATAACGGTTCATTTCATTAGCATATAGTACAGTATCGTTGAAGTAAGACAAACCCCGATTGATCATGTAGGGGTTATACGTGCTTTCCTGCTCCATGATATCTTTCTTGGTAGTGTTAATGCTATTAAGATAGTCAAACGGATTCACTACGCAAACTCCACGTTAGCCATAAGTTCTACCATACAGGCTACAATGTTAAGCTCGTGATCAGCTACGAAAGCGTTCTTATATTGGTAGTCGGCCAGAATAAGCACAGCGTTAGGAACTGATTGGGGCTTCATGTAGGTAAGCATGTTGTCATAGATCTTACGGAAGATAGCAGCGGGTTCAGTGTCAATGTTGTCCACTACCCACTTACGCATGCCTTTGAAGTCTTTACCCTTTAGATGTGTTATAAGAACTTTTACGTTATCTTCTGACAGGTTAACCAGGATGCCAGCATCGATAGTACCAGATAGGGAATAACGCTGTAGTTCGTTTAGGACCCTACGAAAGTCTGGGAAGTACTTTTCTACAAGGGTAGCAACTACTCTTTGATCGAAGGTTATGCCTTCCTGTGATAGTATATCCATAGTGCGTTTAAAGAAGCCAGCAGCGATTGCAGGCTTTTCTGCATTAGGAATAGCGAACTCATAGACAGAACATCGTGAGTGCAGAGGTTCGATGATTCTGTTTTTGAAGTTACACGTTAGGATAAACCTGCAATTATTAGAGAATTCCTCGATGAACCCGCGGAGAGCAGGCTGCGTAGATTGTGGGTTTAGGTAGTCTGCCTCGTCGAGGATAACCACTTTGTACCCACCTTGTAGAGAAACAGTAGAAGCAAAGTGCTTGATCTTGTTTCGTAGCGTATCAATGTTACCTTCTTCGGATCCATTAACAACGATGTAGTCAAGGTCAAGCTCTTTGCACAAGGCTTTAGCTACTGTAGTCTTGCCGACGCCAGCTGTACCGGTGAATAGCATGTTAGGCAGATTACCGGTAGAGACTAAGGTCGAAAAGGTTTCTTTAAGCGATTGGGGTAGAACACAGTCTGCTACTTTAGCAGGACGATACTTTTCTACCCAGAGAAAATCTGTAGACATATTTCACAACTCCATAATAAAGATACATTATATCACATAACAAGGTAAAAGTAAACAAATTAGAAATAACCTTCACCATATAAAAACATTTTCAAGTGGTAATAGAAAATCCGGGGTTGTTGATCCGGGGTTGGACACTTCGGATATCTTTCGAACATCCGAAGTATCAAATCTTCTATCTCTTCATCAGTCACGAGTTAAGCTGTGGTAGTAACAGATTCATATAGTTCTTCGATCTCCTCAACTTCGCTTTGGAATTGTGCAAAGGTTTGCTTATGATACATCGTAGCAAGCTTATTTAGGAACTTCTTATCGATACCTACTTCGTCTGAAAGATCACCTACAATGTTCTTTTGTAGGTCCTTCTCTGCTTCAGCACGTGTAGCTGAGTTAGACCATTCTTTAATTGCATTAAGGATCTTTGTACGATCCGCTGGATTATTCACTACCATCTGCATCACCTTCGCTAGTTTCATTTGTTTCAGGAGCTGATTCTGCTGCCTGCGCTTGTTTAATAAATCCTGTGAACTTGTCATAGACATTCCCTACAAAAGATAATTCGTTTGCCTTAAAGGCACCGCGTTCCGTTGATGTATTAATAATTCTTAATACGTTCATTAGGTCGTCGATAGACAGACCGTCTTCTTGTTCTGACATATTAACCTCCAAAGGTTGATTTCTTTTCTAGAGCTACCCAATATTCGGTAGAGCTAGTTAACGACTTAAAGTTAGATAGAAGCTTAGATGAGATCGATACCTGATAGTCTTCGTTAACAAACTTGAAGTTACCGATATTAAAGACAAAGCGGCAGTCTACGCCAGCTGCAGAGTATTCGGTTAGGGCAACTTCGTAGGTATTCGAGGTAGCATCTTCGGTATCTGTAACAATAAGCATCGGTGCTGAATTAGGCTTTATCGAGACTACTAGATCTGTTACGCCCAAAGCAGAAGATGCCTTACGGATGTTAGCCATATCAGAAGAAGTAAGTGTAAAGTTTACTTCACACGGTGGCATAACAATATCTTTAGTTGGGGTAGTTAGAATAGAAGCATCTGAAAAGAAATACTTAACAGATTTGTTACCTTCGCGAACATTAACAAACTTCATATTAGGATCGAATTCGAGATCAGGATCATCGAACATGTTAACAACGCCTAGAAATTCATTTAGGTCGTAGATGCCAAACTGATTAGGAATAGATTCAGAGATTGTGGCTTGACCCATAATAGTCTTGCTTTCAGACATAGTCTTAACGACGTTTCCTGGATTCATTACAATGTTAGCATTAATCCCGGCAAAGTTTTTAAGCAGGGCTAGAGTTTCTTCACTTAGTTTCATTATTTAGATTTCCCGTTTTTGTTGTATGTAGTATATTATACCGCATTTTTCTCTTCTTGTATACTGTTATATTCTTCAGGAGTAAATGGGGTATTATATGATACTGTTACCTTGTTAATTTC